AATCACGAACGGTCCAAATAGTTGTTCCGTTCGGCGAAACCTACATTACCTTTTTCATCTTTAACTTCACCATAGAACAGATCGATGTGTTCTCCAGTATAAAGATCGTCAGTTGGACCCATGGGCCGACGTTGATAACCTTTCAACATTGAAGAAGGTTCAACATCCCCGGAAGCGTCTGTGTCACCGCCAAAACCTTCTTGAAAGTTATCCCTTGAGCACGTAGCGTCATAGCCAACTGGCATCACATTGAATTGACTGCCTTCACCAGGAGGTGTATTGCCTGTGTTAATCCGGGCTGATTGACCACTAACCCAAGGCTCACCTTCTGTTTCTTTAAAAGGTACAGTCATTTGAAATTTTTCTGATAACGACATGGTGTTCTCCTTGTCATTGTAAAATTAGAAGAAAGCCGACTCGTTAAAGCCGGCTTTCAGATTTTAATGCCCGTCGCCTGGATACGACATGTCGACAACTGTTTTCATCGGCATGGGACGTTGGTCACTCACAACCTGGTTCGAAAGATCATCACCAGGCGGCATTTTGTTGAACGAAGCTCCTTCACCTTGGGGTGTACCTTTTTTGTCGATATACCCACCTGTTTCGAAGCCTGTTTTGTTTTCAGTATTGCTCATCATTCTACTCCTTTAAAAATTGACAGGTTGAACTTCAGGCTTAGGTCACATTAGCCAAAGGTTGGATGCTGTATTCCAAAGAATACGCCCCGACAGCAGTTGCATCGGTTCCTTGGACCACATACAGAGAATCACCTTGGTTTACCTGGAACCCCGTGTTGTCAACAGCAGCCCCAGCCTGTATCGTGCCCGTACCTGTTACGCCCGATACAGGCACGTAATTGGCAAACCCGGGCTTCGAGGAGTTGGTCTGCGTATTGGTCGACGTGCCATCAAACAAAGACAGCGCAAACGGACCCCATGTAGCAGTGTTCAGACCCGGCGTCGCTCCTGCTGCGGCTGTGTTATGGACATGGATCAATGAGAACGTCTGCGCACCAACAGCAGTTGCAATAGTTGCAGTACCATTCCACAAACTTGCGTAAGTGGACGTGCCTGTAGCGATAGCGGCAGCTACAATGGATTTGATTCGCAAAGATGCAAAAGCTACGAACTTCCCTGTTGCGGCTGCTGCGCCTGCTGTTACTGCACCCAAGGACGCGACTTGAGGAACCATGTACGCTGGGTGGTCATATGCCATACTTTTCATTTTACTTCTCCTTTATATTATGCAAGCCTCTCTTACGTTATCGGCAGGTTAATGATGGTGGAGAGAAGGCTCCACCATCCTGCGTTGGAGTTGCCTAGTCGTTACGCCGCCGAATCCCACTTGACGATACGACCATTGGATGCCAAAGTATGGACAATCCCGAATCCGCCCAGATAGTACCAGGCTACACCCTTGCTGCGGCCATAGTCCGAGGGGATTTTACCACGCATTTCCTCGGGCACAGCGATTGCCTCAGCTACCGTGTCGTTGCCAAAGAAGAAAATCCAGTCACCGCCTTTGGTCCACGGAACCATGTCACCACCGCCAGCCGCGGCGATACCTGTACTACCGATACCTTTGGCGATATTGGTTTGCTCTACGTAACGAGTATTCTCGTAACGGCCGATTTCCCCGTTCATGATCAACTTGAAGCCGGTGTCCGAATACTGATGGATCGTTTCCAGGTTGTTCTTGAAAGTGCGCAGAGTGGTGGGCCATGCCAAGGCATAGTAGTCATCACCCAGGTACGCGGGAATGTTGCGTTCTTTCATCAAGTCAACAATCGACTTGGCATGGCCATTGTTGTACGCCGGCGTGCTGGTGCCGGTAACTGTGCCATTGGTGTACAGCGTCACGGCTGCTGTGTCAGTTCCACCCAGCGGAATTGCGCGAAGCAATGTGCTGTTGAACTGCGCCCACGACAGACGGTCAAATGCCTTCACTGCATCATTCTTCAGAACTTTTTGGATCAGTTCCAATACGGGGAACTTGGACAGATTGTCCAGCTTGCCAGAGTATGGCACGCTGTTGCCGGCTTCCGTAATGGTCAGAGTTCCTTGAGTGATCGTGAAGTTGGTCTCCGGCATGGTATTTGTTTCCGTCAACACACCACCGGGAGTAGCAACGTCAGAGAAGACGTCCCAAGTGTAACTGTCACCTTTTTTCTTGCCTTGTTGCGAAGCATCGCGCACGTCACAGAACTGGCGAAACTTGACCAGTGGCTGAACGGCCATGCGCAACACGTTTGACAGTTGGCGTGAGTACATATACCCACCCAAACTGTTTACAGCCCAAACTTGTCCAGACATAGTAGTTCTCCTTAATAACTTTTGATTAACCGGTTGTAGGCAACCCCTTCATCCATTGCGGCCCGCCTCGTGCGGCGGCTATACCGGCAATGACTTCAGAAGCTGTCTCCTCTTTTTCTTCTTCGGTCGAATTCACCGTCTTGCCCCCTGCTGCATTGGGGACTGTTGGTGCGTCGGCCTTTCGAGCTACCTTATCCACTTGAGTTTTATCCGTTTCTTGCTTGGTGGTCTCGGCTGGCTTGAATTGTTTCACCCAACCCCGAACCTCATCTCCTATTTCTTTATACCTCTCGTAATAAGATCTGCGATCACCTTGAGCAATTAGTTCTGAATCCCGGTCAAGAACCATCTTGTGAAGGAACTTGTCTGAAACTAGATCGGAGTACTCGTTGTTGAACTTGGAAAGTGCCTCGTTGAAGGTTAGCCGTTCGTCAATCGTTCTGGCAAGGTCGTCGTTAGATGGACCTTTTTGTACGTTAGCCAAACTTGTGATCTTGCGAATCGCTGCTACCGCTTCTTCTTCACTGCCCATTTGTATCGCCCGGGCAAGAGCTAGAGCTTCTTCATCGCTCTGTGTCTGCAAGTCAGCATCCGTTTTATCAGGTAACTTCCTTGCTTCCAATTCGTTTCGTATCTTGGCAGCTTCGGCCAAGTATTGATCTGCCGACGTGACTTTTTGGGCACGGGCAATAATTTCTTCCAATGGGAGCTCTTGCTCTATACCATTGATCTTGATTTTGTGTTTGCCGGATAGATCTTCTTTTACAACCGGTTTGACATTTTCTACAACAGTCTTGTCAGCATCATGGTCGACAATTTTTTCATGGACTGCTGTGTCAGTAAGATCTTCCCTTGTTCCATCGGCTTTCTTGACAGTAAAAGGTTCAGTAATTCCTTTGTCGATGTCGACAATACCTACAAACTGGTCCGCATTAGCCTCGTCGTTTTGGTCGTTGATGAGGTTGAGCATTGCTACCCGGGCGTCGTTGCCGGTACCGACAACGTCAGCTCCTGAAATATCAGAACCATCATCTTGTTTCTTGGCCATAAGCACATAAAGTTTTTTGAACATTTTAGTCTTCTCCGTCTAAGATTTTAAGAGCTTCCGCTCCCTCGATTACAGCATCAGCCAACCATTGCTGGAATGACTCTGCTTTCCAAATGCGATTTTGAATATCTTCAACTGCTTTCCCGTCTCTTGCATTTACTCTCTTCAGTTCTTCTACTGCTTTTTCAACTTCATCTTCTGCACGCTTAACCAAGTATACACCCATTTCCGAGCGAATGAAATTACTTGCAACCTCACCAAAGACTGCCTGTTTTACTACCGGATCTTTAGGATCCATTGTTCGGCGTGTCATTGCGCTTCTCCCATAGTTTTAGGCCTATTCAATTCATGGTTGTGCTGTAAGCCTAATTTAACGAGTTCAGCATCCCGGTTCTTATTAGCTTCGACAATCGCCCTCATATGAATAACGCTTGCGCGAAGATTATCATTATCCTCGTGTATCTTGGCAATTTTCAATTTGGTCTGGTTGGTATCTTCAGCTACAGCAGCTTTCACCTGGTGTCCCATCATCTTGTCACGCACTTTAGCTTCAAGTTGTTGTATCAACATCTGCATCTGTTGTAATTGTTGTTGGAGGTGAACAACCATAGGATCTTCATTGGTAAAGAATCGCTTGCCATCAGCATAACCCATGTGACCGAACATTTCCTTGCCAACTTCATCCAAGTTCAAGCCTGGAGGAGCCATCTTAGTTAAATTCGCGTAATTGGTTACACCGGCTGTAAATCTTTGCAGTTTCATACCCGGGTCTGTAGCCCCCATGCCCACATTTACTTTTAGTGTCAATTCCTGTTCGAGCAATTGATCAGTAATCTTGTCAATTCCAAACTTCTGGAATAACTTGGAGTTACTGGTGGCAATATCAATGATTGCCTGGTCTGTTTCATAATGCTGTTCAAGCAATACAATTTGACGCAAGACAGGTTCAAGAAATGTCATCGTATAAGTCAACAATAGATATTCAACCAATGTCCCGGCGGATTGATTCAACATCTGCATGTTACGGGCGGGTCCCTGAATGCCATGGTCAGCCATGACTTGTGCGGGGCTAAAATTGCCCAACAACTCATTCATGTCATTATCTAACCCTCTTTGTTCTTCATAAGCTGAAGACGTAACATCTTGCCATGTGACTTCACGGACGTCTTTTTCGGGGTCATCCATGCTAACTACGCCCCCCGGAACATTTCGTACCAGACCCCCAACGTCCACATCTTTGCCTCGTTTGATGAACCACTTCTTGTTCAACACAAACTTGACATTGTCTATACGTTGGTTTGCAACCTCATTAGCCTCATCTTGTAAACCTTTGCCCAATTGACCGATACTTGATGTGTAAGTCTTGTGTGTCTCAAGTATGCAAGTTCCCATTACATAAGGCCTCTTTCCATGGAATACAACTTCTTTCAATGGACGAGGCGTTGTCAACATTTGCTGATCACCTAGTGTGTAGAACTCCCAATCAATATCATCACGCCGATGTATATGTCTTTGCACCCATGCTATTTTGTAATCATTTACTTCTTGATTGTCTGTCGAGTACTGGTCCGTTTTATTGGACTGCCTTGCCGAACGTGTAGAATCAAGTTTGCCATCTCCAGCAGATAAAATGACTGAATCTGAAAATGGCTTCCAATCTTTTTTCATTCTTTCTCGAATGTCCATAACATACATCGGGATCATATGTATGATATAAGGTGATGTATTGACAGGATCATACCATTTGGCGGAAGGATCTATACGTAGGTTCTCGACAGGGATTAGATCAACATCAGGTCTGTCTTCAATCGCTTCACGCCCCGCAACCATTTTTGCAGGTGGTCTAGGTCCTGGCTGTGGAGGTTGCCCGGGTGCTTGCGGAGGTATCGGCATTCCCGGAAATACTTGTGCAGGTGGTCCTGGAGGAACCTGTCCCATTGTAGGAGGCATCGCTGAATTTGTAGATTGTGGTATACCTGCTCCTGGCAGATTAGTTGGCGCAGCGCTCATAGGTACTGGTGCAGTTGCTTCCCCACCCTTTATTGCTTCGGCACCTTCAGGAATGTTCTTTTGTTCGGGGTATTCATTTTCTTCTACTTGAGTTTTTTCAACAGTTGCTTGTGGGGGAAGTGTGTCAGGTTGACCCGGCTTTGCCTTGTATATCCAAGATATGTGAGCGCATACAGTCCCAACTGACTGTGCATCTTGCAATCCCCCTAAAACTATCTGGAACCATGGAATAGATTTATTTAATCGGTATTCAAGCAGCGGCTTCATAACTTCCGCGCTGATCTGCTGTTCTTTAATGCTTGGATTCACTGCGGTCACGTCGACCACTTCCATATTGGAAAAGAACGCAGCGGCCGCAGCAGCTTCATTCTTGCGGATTACAGACCGTATCTTTGGTCTAAACAGTTTCGAACGCTTGTCATACGCAGGGCTGTTGTACTTGCTGTCAGATGGATGCTGGTTGTTGAACATCCGAATACTATCATCCCAACCCTTGCGAAGATTGTTGTCCATGTAAGTTGTAGACGAACGAAACGCAGCCTGTGCCCGCTTCAACCAACTTGCGTCGTCTGAACCTGACAGATTTCCACCATCGGCTGTTTGCGCTGTGGGTGCGACATTTTTTGCATCAGGTTCCATTTAATCTCCTACTATTCGGCCAGTATTGTGTTCTACTTGAACAGCCCTGTCGTCATAGAGCTCCGTCATAAATCTGTCCTTCTTGTTTGTGATCTTCAATGTCTTTCCGAAGTTCTCCATGCAGAATCTTCGTATTACAGGAAAAGACTTGGAGTCCCTTGCGGTAAAGATCCTTACATCTTTGCCTTCAGATAACCACTTTTTTATCCTATTGATCATAGGTGTAATCGGTTCACCCACATGATCGTGACCTTTATAACCATGATGCTCAGCAATCGTTCCATCGAAGTCTACTCCAATCCAACCTCCACCATTGTTTCGGGGATCTTTCATTTCGTTGGCGCACCTTCATACTTCAAGCCAATCTGTTCACCATCCCAGGCGCCGCGTGGAAGGCCCATGCGTTCCAACAGTTCGCCCCCGCCCATTACGACTGCATGTTCGAGTTCTGAAATGCTTGCAGCTTTTGCTGCGTCGATCGTATATCCGTACCGACTATCTCCTGCACCGTGCTTGATACATAGCACCATGCCTGGTGCCCATCCAACCATCCACCAATGGTTTGGATAATGTTTGGTCAGCAGTTGTGCCGATAACTTGGCAAGCAACTCCATTTGAGAGGTTTCCGCGTCAACGGAAATCCTCTCAACAGTTCGGATGTCGGCTTCGCTCATGATACTGTAGTGGTCCCAGACTCAGTTGGTGTTTGTGCAGGTTGATCTGGAG